CTTTTATAAGTTTTACCTTAGTTTCCGCTAAATCTTTTTTGTCTTCGTGGAACTCTGCAATTTCTTTTGCAAGTGCGTCTACAATGAAGTTTTCAAGCATAGTAAACTTGTCAGCCATGCCTTTTTGATCTTCATGTAGTTCAGAAACTTCCTTTTTCAGCGTTTGCATAACAAATTTCTGCATTAGATCAGCATTTTCACGCTGTGCTACTGCATATTTTGCTTTTGCTTCTGCTAGTTGCTTACGGTCTTCCGCAAACTCAGTAATTTCTGACTCTAAACGCTCTGAAACCATAGCATCGATAGCTTCTACCATAGTAGTTTTATCATGCTCATATTTCTTTGCAAATTCTTCGCGGAGCTCAGCAGTCACAGACTGTCTGTTCTCTTTGATCTTTGCTTCCCAAGCGTTTTCAATTTCGGCACGTACTTCTTCTGAAACTACATCATTTTCAAAAAGTGTTTTAAGTGCGTCCAACATTATGTTTCTCCTTTTATTGGAGTCTGCTGATTAAATTAATCAGAGATTCTTTTAAATATTTTTGTGCCTTAGGATCTTCTTTTGTTGCCTGTGCTAATTGGTAAGCCTTTAATCCACCTCTTGCATTCATAAGTTGTTCATAAATTGGAGTTGGATATGCACCGGGTGCTGATGGCTGTGCCACTACATCCACAGTGATAATTTCAAAATCGGAAACTTCTCCGTTTCCGCTTTCACTAACGTTACCAGAACCACGTGATGAGACGCCTAGTTTAACTCCGCTTTCAAGCATTGTTCTAACTAATTGTCCCATCGGTGTTGGTAAAATTTTAAGTTTTCCGTAACCGTTTGACCCATCCATCCACATTTCTGTAATCATATGGCTCACACGATCTAAATTAATATTAAGTCCCTCTGGATGATCAACTTCGCCGAGTACACTATAACCTCCTGCACATTGATCGTTGAGAGTTTTGACAGCCCTACCAATTTCTTCTACAGGATAAACACGCTGATTAGCGTTGCGAACTCCGCCTTGTATACAAATTCCCTTCATATACAAGTCTTTCCCTTCATTGGCAGACTCAACGACTATTTTTGCTTCGTCGAATGTCAGTGTCTCAGATAAATTCATCACCATCCAAGTTTCCTTATATCAATTAGCTACCAATAGTGCTTTTCTTATTAGCAGCTGTGTCGCCTGCGCCTTTTTTCTCAGCGCCATGGCCTTTAGTATCAGCTTTCATTGACTTAGAAGCTTTACCACCTGGAACATTTACGTTACCACTTGCAATGTCTTTTGGACTTGCTGGTGTCATGCCTTTTTCGTCAGCGCCTTGTACTAAGTTAGAAGCAGTTCCGCCCATGTCGTTTGGTCCAGCTACTGGTGACTTAGTGTTTGCACCGTTGTCGCCCATTTTTGCTGTAACTTTTTCAACATATTCACGCATCTGCTCTGTTGGAGTTAAGTCTTCTTTAGACTCTTCCTCAACTTCTTCGTCTGATGTTTCATCAACTTCTTCGTCTGATGCTTCAGGCATTTCTTCGTCACCTGCATCATCCATGTCCATATCAGCATCATCAGCTGGCATTTCATCGTCAGCTTCGTCATCTCCGCCTTCTTTATCTGCCATCATTTCTTCAAATTCTGCTTTGAGTTCGTCAATTGCGTCTTCTAAGTCTTCGACTCTTTCTTCCATGTCGCCAGCTGGCTCATCATCGCCTTCGCCTTCTTCGTCGCCCATGTCAGCAATATCAGCCATCATGTCATCTGCAGGATCGCCTTTATCCATGTCGTCTTCAGCTTCGTTTTCGCCTTCAACTTCAAACTCATCAAGATTAAAGTCTTCTTCAACTTCTTCATCATCAGAAGCTTCGTCTACTTCTTCGTCGCTTGCTTCTTTCATGTCTTTGTCGTCTTTTTTGGACTTTTTATCTTCTTTTTTGTCGTCGTCCTTCATTGCTTCGTCAACTTCTTCATCTTTAGATGCTTCATCTACTTCCTCATCAGTTGCTTCGTCAACGGACTCATCTTCTAGATCGTCTTCTAAAAGGTTTTCATAAATTTCTCTGGATTTCTCTACCACAATATTGTGGAAAAGTTCTTCTGCTTTTGCCTTGTCTTCATTTACTAGGCATTCTAGCATTTCTTCGAATTGTTTTGAATCTGCCATTTTATTCTCCTATAATATATTAATAAATTTACCTTATACGGTAAGGCTGTCATTTGTATTTACTATTTATAAGAAAATATGCCCGAAAATAGGCTCAAAACGGCGTTTTTTAAGATTTTTCGTCAAATCGAAAAAATTCTTAAAAAATGTTCAAGTTCCATTGTACTATAATTGCTCAAAATATTTAGTTCTTCTGGACAATAATTATCTTTAGCTATAACTCTAGTGTAATTAATGCGAGGGTGTTCTTTGATAGTTGTAGCTGTTTGTTTGAGCCAATTACCGTGATAAGTTGCTCCATCATTGGATTTTTTGTAATTTTCAGTATCTGCATAGATATTATTAAAGTGATTGCCGCCATCTTTGCCTGTGTAATCAAACCCTAATATAAAAATCTGCTTAGGTCCATGTTGACTAGCTAACCATAATGCTGTAGGCCCACTACTCCAACCTTTGCTTGGTTGGAAAAAGTTAAGTTTAGACATTGTTGTATATGCTTTATTAGGATTAGTCCAAACTTGATCATTACGCAATTGATATTTGTGCTTGTTGATTTCTAGCACCATTTTAACATCTACTGCAATTAAGTAATCAGGATCATATTCTCTATAAAGTGCATTACAACCATATACTTTTCCATAATGCTTCAAAGCATTTAGATCTACAGGTTGTCTACTCAAACCATTGCCTAAAACAAACGAAGTTTCTGTGTTATTTAGATGTTGTATGGGAGGTCTTGGCGGTAATTTATTAGCTTTTGCGGCACGCTTTGCAGCTTTTTCTAATTTAATTTTTTCTTTGAGTTTTCGCCATTGATCTTTTGTGTAATCAGCTTTGTTGGGTTTGGTCATCTAACTTAGACACCGGCCGCTGCCTGCTGAGCTGCAAGACCATACATTTGTCTAGTGATATTAAGTTCTTTATTTTTTTCTTTGATGTGTGCCTCAGAGCCTTTTCTTGCTCTGTTTATCTGTGCAAGAGTTAACTTTGTTTTTCTTGTATCGTCTGCATCTACAATAGACTGATCATACTTTGGCTCATAAGAATCATCTTGAACAGTTTCAAGTGTATCTTTATCAAAATAAAATAATTCACGTAGTATCATAATAGTATTTATACCGTTTGGTCTGTTCCTGGTGGAGGTGCGCCTGGTGTTCCTCCTGTAACTGTTTCTGGTGGTGCTCCTGCTCCTCCATCTTCTGGTGCAGGAGTATCGTCTAGAATATCTTCGGCTCCATCAATATCTGCACTAATACCTGCAGAACTAATGCCTACACTTCTCATTTCTCCTGAAGCATCGCCTGGAGGTGGTGTTAAGTTTTCGTCATTCTCTTCTCTCCAAAGTCTTTCGTTTTCTGCAATTTCTTCTTTACTAAATCCTAAAAATCTTTCTAGTGCAAATCTATTTGACACGTATGGTATAGCACTCATTTGTGTAAATGTAGGAACTCTTGCATTATCAAGTTCTGCTTGTCTATAACTTGCAAAATTCTGTGGCGGTTGAAATTTTAAATCAAACATTGATGTATCAATGTTGACACCTTTTTCTAATAAAAATAATTTAAATTCTTTGTCAAACGCCTGTGTAACAAGTCCTTGTAGTCTTTCACAATACTTGTTGAATCTTAATTCTTGAATATATGCTGTGCCTACTCTTCCATCATTGTACGAACTAGTAGCATCATCTGCCCCGGTTGGTAAGTATGAACTAGGAATTCGTAAACCACGTACGAGCTTATTAGTAAAGTATCTGAGATCATCGATCTCTCCTAGATTTGTGCCTCCTGGTAGTGTTTCAACTTTTGAACCTCTACCTTCAGCTGTTTGTGGGAAGAAGTAATCTTCGTTTATTGACAACGGATTATAACTGCTATCAATAACATTTTGACCTCCGCCTGTTGCACTTGGTATTCTTCTTTGATGTATTTCAGTTTTTACTCTTTCAACAAATTGCATTGCAAGGTGTGTTGGCATGTTTCCTACATCAACATAGAATACTCTTCTTTCTGGTGCCCTTTGTACTCTGTAAATTATAATAGCATCTTCTAGTAGTTCTTTTTGTTTGTATACTTTAAATATGCCTTCTAG